TTGGCGAAGTCGAGCAGTGACCGGCTCAGGCGGTCTACCTTGTAGCAGACCACTAGATCGATCTTGCCGGCCTCGATGTCCGCAAACAGGCGCTGCAGCGCCGGCCGGTCCATGTTGCCGCCGGTGTACCCGCCGTCGTCGTAGCGCTCCTCCAGGCAAGTCCAGCCCTCGTTGGCCTGGCTCTTGATGAACGCCTCGCCGGCTTCGCGCTGGGCATCGAGCGAATTGAACTCCTGCTCGAGGCCCTCCTCGGTCGATTTGCGGGTGTAGATCGCGCAGCGAACGATCGCGAGCGTGTCCCGCGCTTGCTGCTTCTTGCTCCGGGTCATTCTTCACCGCCTTTCTCGTTAAGGCGGAAGAACAGGTAGCCGTTGCAGTGCGACCCGGTGATCTGCTTCGCCACGGCGCTAAGCGAGGTGTAGATCTCACCGGCGTACTCGAAGCCGTTGGGCAGGACCTTCACCTGGATCGACTCACCCTTGTATGGCCTGGTGATGATGGAGCCGGGAGGCGGCAACCGGACATCGACCGCCCATCGAAACACCTTGGTGACGGTGCGATCCTCCCCGCCGTCCGAAATCGGCTTGGCCTTGGGAGGGTTGAGGCGAATGTACACGTCGTCGGCAAGTTCGGTGGCCCGTTGGCGAGCCCGCTCGCTCAAGTCACCCTCGGCCCGAACCTGCATTCGCCAGATGATGCGTTTGATCAGCCAGCCCTTGTTGTTGGCGCTGGTTTCTTCGCCGTACACGTCGGCGTACCGGGACCGCAACTCCTTCACCGTCAGGCGCTGGAGCGCGGCCAGTTCTTTCGCGATGTTCAGGTCCACGTCGAACTCCTCTCTGGAAGACTCGGATACCGTTAACCGCCGTGGACACTGAGCACGGTCTTCGCGGAAACCTCAAGGGAATCTCGCTCAGATTTTTGACACTTCTCGGCGTTCGAAGTTGGTTCGAGCTTTGGCCGCGTCGCGAAGTGACGGCGAACGCCGATGGCAAGCAGGCGGGCCAGTTCGTGCAAACGATCGTCGGGAACGAGGTGGTCCACGTTGGACATCCTTTCTGGAAGACTCGGATACCGTTAACCGCCGTGGACAGTGACTACGGGTTCGTTGGGAACCTCAAAGCGAACTTGTTCGAGCTCTTGAGAGTTCTCGGCGCTCGGCGATGGCCCGAGCTTGGCGCGGGCGGCGAAATGACGGCGGAGGCCAATGGCGAGGAGTCGAGCCAGTTCGTGGAAGCGATCGACGGGAGTTGAGTCGAAGTGATCGTGCAGTTGATCCAATGCAAGTCTCCGGGAGCGAATAGGGGAAGCAGTCTCTACTGGTTACTCTTCCCGCTCCAGGTTCATGCTGACGCGTCCCATCTCGAACCGAACCGGGCTGGTTACCAGCCGTCGAATTTTCGATGAGAGAATCTCGCCGCACCGCATATCGCTCGGAACGCTGATCTCATGTTCCGACGCGGGATTACGCCGCTTCAGCTATCTCATTTCTTCCTGCCCATCGAGATTTCGCCAGTCGCCGGTGCCGGGCCGGCGCACGTGACCGACCGCTCCGGCCGCCGCCGGGCGATTCTCGGTCCACGTCTTCGGAGCAGCACCGTGTCCCATCCCGCGACCATTATCGATGCCTACGCCCAATCCAAGATCCGCCGCAAGGCCAAGCAGTTGATCGGCCGCTGCGGTTTCACCCGTCAGGACAGCGATGACCTGGAACAGGAACTGACCCTGCGCTTACTGCAAAGCCTTCCCTCGTTTAACCCAGCCCACGGCCACTGGAACGTCTACGTCACGACCGTGATCGAACGGGCCGCCGACAAGATCTGCCGTGCCAAGCGAGCCGAGAAGCGCAACCACTGCCGTGTGCGTTCGCTCGACGCGCTTCTCGACACTGCCGGCGATGACTTCGCGGAATCATCGTGCCCGGACCCGAGCGGACCGTCGGCGCTTCAGGTCACCGACGACATCGAACGCCTGGACCTGGCGAACGACATCACCCATCTCCTGCCCCGGATGCCACAGGACCTGCGCGACCTGTGCGAGCGCTTGATGCGCCAGTCCATCTCGCAGGCCGCGCGCGATATGGGCGTGCCGCGCACGTCGCTTTATCGCACGCTGTCCCGCCTGCGCCGTTGGTTGCGATCCGTCGGCTGCGACCCCCGCGTTTGAATCGTGCGTCAACGGCGCCGCGAACGGGGAAGGACTAACGATAGGGGACCAGTGCGGTCCCCGAGCAACCCATCGAACCGGAGACACACTTCGCATGAGCCTGCTCGAACACATCCACCGCGGCAAGCGCCGGGCCCCGCGCCGCGTGCTGATCTACGGCACGCACGGGATCGGCAAATCCACCTTCGGCGCTTGCAGCAATTCCCCCATCTTCATCCCGACCGAGGATGGCCTCGGCGAGATCGACTGCGACAAGTTCCCCTTCTGCGGCTCCTATCCTGCCGTCGTCCAGGCGCTTTCCGCGCTTTATTCCGAGGACCACGGCTACCGCACCGTCGCAGTCGACTCGCTCGACTGGCTGGAGCGCCTGATCTGGGCCGAGGTCTGCCGCGAACGCGGCGTTGAGAACATTGAGGACATCGGCTACGCCAAGGGCTACACCTTCGCCCTCAACCACTGGCGCGAATTCCTGGCCGGCCTCGAAGCCCTGCGTGGCGAGCGGGCGATGCAGGTCGTCCTGATCGCCCACGCCAAGATCGAACGCTTCGAGAACCCCGAGACCGACAGCTACGACCGCTACTCGCCGCGGTTGCACAAACTCGCCTCGCACTTGATCCAGGAATGGTGCGACGAGGTCCTGTTCGCCACCTACCGCGTCCACACCCGCCAGACTGACGAGGGCTTCAACCGCAAGAAGTCCAAGGGCCTGGGCACCGGCGAGCGCATCCTGCGGACCACGGAGCGGCCTTCGCACGTGGCCAAGAATCGGCTCAACCTGCCCGACGAACTGCCGCTCGACTGGGCGGCCTACGCGAAGCACTTTCCCGTCACCCCATCTTCCAACTGAGGATTCGATTCATGGCTGACCTGCGCGGCTTCGACGCCAACACCGTCGACCCGACCACCGACTTCGAGCCGGTCCCGGCCGGCAAGTACCTGGCGCTCATCACCGAGAGCGAGATGAAGCCCAACAAGGCCGGCAACGGCCAGTACCTGCAGCTCACCTTCCAGATCCTGGACGGGCCCTACAAGGGCCGCTTCCTCTGGGCCCGGCTCAACCTCGACAACCCCAACGCCACGGCCGTGCAGATCGCCCGCGCCGAGCTGTCCGCGATCTGCCGCGCGGTCGGCGTGCCCACGCCGTCGGACAGTTGCGAACTGCACAACCTTCCCTTGGTGATCCACGTCAAGTGCAAGAAGCGGGCGGACACGGGCGAGGTCGGCAACGAGATCAAGGGCTACTCGAAGAAGGACTCGCCGGCGCCGCCCACGCCTGGCGGCGTGAATCCGCCCTCCAGCAACGGCAAACCCGGCACTTCTGTTCCCCCCTGGAAACGTCCCGGATGATCGAGATCGACCTGCCCTACCCCCCGTCGATCAACCACTACTGGCGGCGGGTGGGTTATCGCACGTTGATCAGCCGCGAGGGGCGACGCTTTCGCGACCGCGTGGTGGCGCTCCTCGCGGCCCGGCGGGTGGCGCCGCTCGTCGGCCGGCTCGCCGTCGAGATCCTGCTGTTTCCGCCCGACCGCCGGCGCCGCGACGTGGACAACGCCATCAAGTCGACGCTGGACTCGCTCCAGCATGGCGGCGCTTACCTGGACGACAGCCAGATCGACGAACTCCATGTGCTCCGCCGCGAGGTCACCCTCGGCGGCGTTGCCCGTGTCTCCATCCGCCGGATTGCGGAGCGGCCGCATGCAAATTGACGGCTGGGTCGCCATCGGCAAGTTCGGCCTTGTCCTCGGCAGCTTCCGCGAAGAACGCTTCGAATGCGAATCGGCTGCCCGGCAGATCCTGCGGCTCATTGGCGGTCCGCCATTTCTTGCCGGCTTCGAGGTTCGGCCGGCCGCGCTGACAATCGCGGACCCGCCCAAGACGGAACCCGGCGCCGAATGAGCGGAGATCTGCGTCGATGCAGTTGCGACCTTACCAGCGCGAAGCGATCGACGCCATCTACCAGCATCTGCGGACCCGCGACGATAACCCGTGCGTGGTGATCCCTACCGCCGGCGGCAAGACGCCGGTGATCGCCTCGATCTGCAAGGACGCGGCGGGTCAATGGGACGGGCGCGTCCTCATCCTGGCCCACGTCAAGGAACTTCTGCAGCAGGCCGCCGACAAGCTCCGGGCCGTCTGCCCTGAGGTGACGTTCGGCGTCTTCTCGGCTGGCCTGCGACGCCGCGAGACCAAAGCGTCGGTGATCGTCGCCGGCATCCAGTCGATCTACAAGCGCGCTGCCGATCTCGACCCATTCGACCTGGTGATCATTGACGAGGCACATCTGATCCCGGCGGACGGCGACGGGATGTACCGGCAATTCCTGGCCGACCTCAGGGCGATCAACCCGCACGTGCGCATCATCGGCTTCACGGCGACGCCGTTTCGCCTGAAGACCGGCCCGATCTGCACGCCGGAAGGATTTCTGAATTCGGTCTGCTACGAGGTCGGCGTCCGGGAGTTGATCCGCGACGGCTACCTCTGCCCGCTCATCACCAAGGCGGGGAAGGCCAGGGCTGACACGGACGGGCTGCACGTGCGCGCCGGCGAGTTCGTCGCCGGCGAGGTCGAGGACCTGATGGACCAAGACAACTTGGTTCAGGCCGCGTGCGCCGAGATCGTCGAGCAGACCCAACAGCGGAACGCGTGTCTGATCTTCGCCAGCGGCGTCCAGCACGGCGAGCATGTCGTGCGTGTCCTGAAGTACGAGCACGGGCTGGAATGCGGTTTCGTGTGTGGCGACACGCCGCCGGAGCGCCGCGACGCCCTGCTCGAGCGCTTCAAGCGCGGCGAGCAGAAGTACCTGTGCAACGTCAACGTGCTGACGACGGGGTTCGACGCGCCGAACATCGACTGCGTGGTGCTGCTGCGCCCGACGCTCTCGCCGGGCCTGTACTACCAGATGGTCGGCCGCGGCTTCCGGCTGCACCCGAGCAAGACCAACTGCCTGGTGCTCGACTTCGGCGGCAACGTGCTGCGGCACGGCCCGGTCGATCAGATCCGCATCAAGGAGGTTGGCGCCGGCAATGGACCGGCGCCGGCCAAAGAGTGCCCCGAGTGTAACTCGATCATCGCCGCCGGCTACGCGCGCTGCCCCGACTGCGGCCACGAGTTCCCACCGCCCGACAAGCACAAGCACGACCGCCAGGCGAGCGACGCCGGCATCCTGTCGGGGCAGGTCACCTCCACGAAGCATCCCGTGCTGGACGTGTTCTACCGCGTCCACCGCAAGCACGGCGCGCCGGACGACGCCCCGCGCACCATGCGCGTCGACTACAAGGTCGGCTGGCAGGACTTCAAGTCGGAGTGGGTGTGTTTCGAACACGTCGGGTTCGCCCGGCAGAAGGCGGTCGCCTGGTGGAAGCGCCGATCGCCCGACCCGGTCCCGGCGACGGCCCAGGAAGCAGTCGATCTGGCCAATAGCGGAGCCCTGGCCATGCCGACCGCGATCACGGTGCGGATCACGGCCGGCGACTCCTTCGAGCGGATCGTCGATCACGATCTTGGCCCGATGCCCGAGCCCGCAGCGGTCGACGCGACGGCCGCGCCTTCGGTCGCCGATGACGCGCCGGACGATGACATCCCGTTCTGAGCATGAGAGCGAATGGCGGATGAGAGCAACATGCTTCTGGACGCCGCGCTGCGGTACGCCAAGCTCGGCTACCGCGTGTTTCCGTGCGTCCCAGGTGGCAAGAGCCCGGTCACCGAACACGGCTTTCACGACGCCACGACCGACGCCGCCCAGATCGAGCAGTGGTGGACCGAGCAGCCACGAGCCAACATTGGCCTGGCGACGGAAGGTTTGCTCGTCATCGACATCGACGGCCGGGACAACCCCTGGTTGGCGAACCAACCGGAGCGCACGCTTGAACTGGCGTCCGTACCGACAGCGCTCACCCCGCGAGGCGGCAGTCATCGCGTCTTTCGGCAACCGGCCGGCAAGGACTGGCGCTGCACTGAGGGCCGGCTCGCCCCCAAGGTCGATACGCGCGCCGCCGGCGGCTACATCGTTGCCCCGCCGTCGGTGGTCGAAGGCGTTGGCGCCTACCAGTGGGTCGAAGGCCTCGAACTCGACGTCCGTCCTGACGCGCTCCGCGAACCGGCGCCGTGGCTCGTCGCGGAACTCGACCAGTTCTCCACCGGTTCGCTCACGTTGGCCCACGTCGCGGCCGGTTCCGCCGAGGCGGGGCAAATCCCCGAGGGCCAACGCAACGCGACACTAGCGCGCCTGGCGGGCGCAATGCGCCGCGTCGGGATGACGGCACCGGAGATTGCCGGCGCGCTGCACGTGGCCAACGCCGACCGCTGCGCCCCACCGGTTTCGCCGCGCGAGGTCGAGCGGATCGCGGCCAGCATCGCCCGCTACCCGCCGGACGAAATCTCCGTTGCCCTAGTGGAGAACCACTGGGGCCAGATGGTCCCGGGCAAGCCGGCGCCACTTGAACCGGTCAGCCTGGCCGACCTGGTGTCGCGCTTCCCGGACCTGCGGCCGCCGGTGATCCACGGCCTGCTGCGCCGGGGCGAGACGATGAACGTGATCTCGGTGCCCAAGATCGGCAAGTCGTGGCTGGTCACCGACCTGGCCCTGTCAATCGCGACGGGCCGGCCCTGGCTCGACACCTTCGCGACCGAGCCGGGCGACGTGCTGATCATCGACAACGAATTACATGGCGAGACGTCGGCCAACCGCATCCCCAAGGTCTCGGCCGCTAGGCAGATCGCTCTGGGCTCGGTCGGGCAGCGGATCTTCGTACAGAACCTGCGCGGACGGCTGCTCGACATCTTCACGCTCGGCACCTATTTCCGCGACCTGCAGCCGGGTCGGTTCAGCGTGATTATCCTCGACGCGTTCTATCGATTCATGCCGGTGGACACGGACGAAAACGACAACGGCACGATGGCCAACGTCTACAACCGGCTTGACAGTTACGCCGACCGCCTCGGCTGCTGCTTTGCGCTGATCCACCACACCAGCAAGGGCAACCAGTCCGCCAAGGGCGTGACCGACGTCGGTGCCGGCGCCGGCAGTCAAAGTCGTGCTACCGACACCCATCTGGTCCTGCGACCCCACGAGCAGGACGACGTCGTGGTGCTGGAAGCGGCCGTGCGGTCGTGGCCTCCCGTTATGCCGCGCTGCCTGCGTTGGACCTTCCCGGTCTGGACCGCGGACGACAACCTCGATCCATCGTTGCTCCGCAGCGAGAAGCCGCGACGAAAGAAGTCCGACGCAACCGAGGACGAACCCGACGAGGACTGGACGGTCGAGCGGTTCGTGCAGGCGTGCGTGACTGCAATGCCCGAGTCTCGCGCGGTCATTCTTGAGCGCGCAGAGGGCCTGGGTGTTTCGAATCGTCGGGCAGTGCAATTGCTGCAGCGCGCGGAAGGCGCCGGACTGGTCCTTCGCCTGCATGGCGGACGCGGCAAACCCGTCATCTACTCCACCAATCCCCAGGGGCAGGACACATGCTCCGAGCAGCGCTGACGCAATCGGTTGAGCGCGCACGCATCGATGATGGTGCGAGCTCAACTCAATCACACGACGTTGGGTTGAGCGCGCATGAACGCAGTTCTCGTGCGCGCTCAACTCATTCCATTGCGTTTGAGTTGAGCGCGCGCACCCCCCAT